CCTTGGGCATGGTTCTACGAATTCATGCCACTGTTCGAGTACAACTGTTGCGCATGAGAGGCTTCGGATTGCTCCTTGGCGGGCGTGAGTTGCAGCGTTTTAATTTGCAGCTCCAGCAAGCGGTGCTGCGTGCCGGGGTCTTGGGTATAGTTTCGGCTGACTCCAATGACGCAAGTAAGCGCTTCCAAAATGAACTCGGCGTCGACAGTGGGAAGTTCGCTCATGCCGAGTTTCGTCAGGCTTTCATCTTCCAAGGAAATGCGCAGGCCGTAGGGATACTCGGGACGGTCCGCTTCCGCGTTGAGCAGGGTCTTCTCCTCGGCTTTGGGTTGCGGTTTGAGCTTCATATCTATCAACATGATTGCCTCCTTAGCTATAGCCACTGAAAGCGCGGGTCACATCGGTGAGCGCGTTCTGCTTGCTGGTATCCACCGTACCCAGCTTCTGTGCGACTTCTGCACCCTGGTTGAGCAAGGCCGCCTGCTGCGCCTGCGCCTGCGCATCGGCGCGCTGCTTGCGGATCAGAGCCACCTTGGGACCAGGTACAAGCAGCTCTGGATCGATCCCGAGCATGTCGGCATAGGCGTCGGCCCATCGGTCAGCGTCCAACTTGTCGAGGACTTCCGGCTTGATGCTGGCCACTGCTCCCAGGTTGCTGATGAATCGGTCGACCGAATTGGTGGCAATTGCGCGCTGCGCCTGAGCCAGCATACTGACAAATTCGACGTTCAGCTCCATACCCTGCAATTCACTGGGCGGCGGTGGCACGATGTTCGCCGCAATCATGCGGTCAAAGGTCATTTCGATAAGAGGATCGAGAATCTCGTTGTGCATCCGCTCCAGCACTGGCCCCAGCATAAGCAGCTTTTCCTCGTGCCGTTCGGCCACCTCCGTGGCAGTCATCTGCGAAGTGGTGCTGGTGGCAAGCATGAGAAACAGATCAGCGTAGAAAGCGCTCCTGATGCGCTCACGCACATCCCGGATGTCTTCCAGCAGGTGCGAAAGATCGATGTTGGCCTCGAATGCTGTCCGGATGCCGCCGGTGGGGGCTACTGGATCGACAAAGGAGATACCACCAGGTAGCGTATCTACGTCGTGATACTTCATCGATGTAGGCACTTGCAGCGCCGGTAAGCTCTTCTGATCGATGCCCTGAGCCTTGCGCAACTGTTCGTGCTGCAACTGTTTTACATCGCCCAGAGCCTCCATGCCGGGGGAATTACCGTAGATGTCGCCACCTGACGTTGCCCATCGCGGACACAGAGCCGGGAATTCCCGGAAGCCGGACTCACGCAGAAGATGATCCTCACTACCGTTGATCTCTAGATAGATCGACTTCCACGCCATGTTGCGATCGTCACGCTTGGTCAAGTCGCGATCGGAACGCGGCTCGATGGCGTGTAGGACCGTTACCCATTGATCCAGTGAGCCACGGGTGAAGAGATTCTGTACCGTAGTGCTGCATTTCTCACGGCCAAACTCCGCTACGGCTTGCGCGACAGTAATCTGAAATTCCCGATACACAGTGTTGATCCGGCCGCGGTAGTCGGCAGCCAGGGCGAACTCGCCCGCCGTCAACGAGTAGTGATGAATGACGTTCCTGAAATCAGGCAGCACGATGGCGCTGGCCGTGCCGAAGGCACCCAATTCCTCGTACATCGAGTGCAGCGCGCGGTAGGTGTTGGCCTTCGCAAATACCATCTGCATGATCCGTGTCACATCGGCCAACCACGCTTTGACGGCCGCCGACTCATCGAGCTGCGGATCGGACGTGGTGAGCCGGAACCACGGGCGCGCTGGGCTGGTCATGCCCGCCATCATGCCGGCGGCGAGAGTTTTCAGCGCGCGGGTGCCGCTGTTGTCGGTGATGTTGTTGTGCCGCCGGTCACCTCGGTTGCGATCCTCGACGAAGAAACGGCCCGAACGGGGCAGCAGGTAGTTGCTGATTTCTCTCCAGTGCGCTATCCAGCTTTCGCGCTCGATGCGCAACTGCCCCCAGCGCGAGAGCAGAAGCTGGCGCGTGGAGGTTTCAGCCATGATCAGGAACCCAGCAGCGTGTTCCCGCCGAGGGTCAGCGCATTCGGATCGATACCCTGCGGCCCGGTTAGCAGCGTGCCGGATGCTCCAGCCCTGCCGGCCTGGAGTGCCGAGTCGAGCGCGGCGCCGGTATTGGCGCGCCTCGAGTTGGCCCTATTCGTCGCCTCCTCAGCGGCCTTCTCCTGCCGCAGTGCGTTGGATCGCGCCTGCTTTGCTGCCTTCTCCTGTTGTGCATTGCCCTGGAACGACGATATGGCTCCCAATGCCGCGCCGACGGCCATGATGGCGGCACTGACTGGCTCAGACATGATCCTTCTCCGGTGAGGGTGATGAAATCCTGATCCGCGAATTGAGGGGACAGGATCCTTGAGTCACGACAACCTCCGAAAGAAAACGCGGTTGGTCTCGTGGTAGCCAACGTGCGGCAGCAGGCACTCCAGGCGCCCACCGGTCGGAGCTGTGATGTACAGCCCGCCCGCACCAGCCTCGATGGCCACCTCTTCGGCGGCTCGAAGCAGCTTGATTCCAACTGTGCCAGCGCGGTGCGCCCGGGCCACGAAGAGGGTTTCTGTCGTAGCAATGACCTTGCTACCGAAGTGCAGCATGGGCGCAATCAGCACAGCGCACAGACCGACTAGTTCAGCGCCGACAAACACACCCAGGGGGTGCAGCATGCCGGCATCGACCATGCGGGTATAACCCTCGCGGTCTGGGACCGCGCCCAGCATGTTCGGATTGCGCAGCGCCTCAGCCCGGTACTCATCGCACAACGCTTCAAACACGGGCGAATCGAATGCCTCATCTACAGTGATGGCGCGGATAGTCGGTTCCACATGCGTGGGAGAAGCGTCCATGCGCGTGAGAATAGCGTGATTCGCACTTGGTACGCACACCCCCATCTAGGCGGTCGGTGCTACCGCAGTTGCGGTCGGAGCTACCGGCGCGCACCAAGCTTAAACAGCGTATGGATCGTACTCGCGTCGGCGCTTCTTCCCCATCACCGCAATCACCGAGCGCTTCGGCGTATCGATGAGGGCCAGTATGTAGGCGCTGCCATAGTCAGGCGATCGCCCGATCGTATCGATGATCTCCTCACGGCTCGCCACGTAGATGGACGAGCCCGATAGCTCCCAGGTGGGTGCGCACAGATCGGCGAGGAGCGCCGAATCCGGAGGCAATGCGATGCCTGTGTTGCTCGCTGGATCCAGTGCCTCCCGCATCCTCCACCACAGTTCGCTGCGGAGGTTCTTGAACCGCAGCCGCCCAGACCGGTCGAGCCCCCGGGCGGCCTCGGCGACGTTCACGCCGACGGTCTGCTGGCCGGCGCCGACAAGGAAGTCGTAGGGTGACGAGCCCACACCAATGACATCGATGTGGATCACCGCATCGTCACGCTTGGCCGCAACGCATAGACCGGCCACGGCAGGGCCGTCTGGCGTCGTGCTGCCGGGATAGGCCAGCGGCACGTCGAACCACATGCCGTGACGCCGCGCGATGATCGTGTTGTCCCGTCCGCCGCGCGCCACATCCACGCCCAGTGAGTCCATGGTCGCCAGCTTATCAGGGCGCCTCCACCGTGCCTGGGCGGCCTCGACCCAGGCTGTCGGAATGACCTGCCACGGATCATCCTCCATGCCGGCGGCGAAGTCACCGTAGAGCATCTGCGAGCGCAGCGGCTCCGGTAGGGATTGCAGCGTCGCCATGTATCCAGTGTCCATGAGATAGGGGTTGTCGGCGATGCGCGAGGGGACGAACGTCCGGCTCATCGGCACGATGAGATCGGCACCATGCCGGATAGGCTCGCCATCCGGCACCTCGACCTCATCACCATCGAGCGTGGAGTACCACCGCAGCTCGCCAGGCTTGGCCGGGTGCGGGTGATGTGGATCGAGCCAGGGGGCGAAGAAACCCACGATCCACCGGCCCTCTGAGGTGGTCGGCGGATTGAAGCCCAGCAACGCTTGACAGCGTTGGGTCGGATCGACCGAGCGCAGCCATCCAAGTAGGAATCGCACCTGCGACTCCAAGAACCCAGATGCCTCGTCAAATACCAGCAGGTCGTGAGGGCGCCCCTGATACCGGGTTTCGTCGCCCAGATTCGGCGCCGAGCCGAATTCAATCTGTCTCGCACCCGGCAGGCGCCAGATGCGATCCGCTCCGTTGTAGCCATCGCGATTCCCGATGAGCTCGACAAAACGATCGATGATACCGGTGAGCTGCGTGGCCTCTCGGCGCAGAACGAGCGCCTTGGAGTGCCGAGTCAGCGCCATGCCGCAGCCGAGATCGGTCTTGCCGCCGCCTGCGGCACCGCCGTAGCCGATGATGTCCGCATCCGAGAGGAATGCCATCGATTGCGGCCCCGGCAGCGGCCGCCAAATGACTGGATCGCTGGCGATGAGTGCGTCGAGCTCGGCGAGTTCTTGCGGCGTCAGGTAGGAGAGGAGACCTGGATTAAAGTAGGTCTGAGACATCCTCCCCATCCTTGCGCGCCTTCGCGGATGCGAGGATTGCGGCGATCTTCGCTGCGCGCTCGGTGTCACTGATCCGCAGCGGCCCACCGTTTGCGCCAGTCAATTCCATTCGGCTGTTCTCGCGGTACTTCGCTGGGTCGTGAGCCTTAAGCAAAAATATAGTCAAAAGATCGCTGTATTTGCGAACAGATCCACATTCGGACCCCTGGTGGAACACTGGCTCCAGGTGGCCCTCAAATGCTCGGCGATGCGCCTCATCCTCCAGGGCAGAGACTCCGATCTTGAGGGCTTTGCTCCACGCTACGGCGAACTCGGGGTAATCCTCGCGCCAGTTGTACGCGGCTCGCCGCGAGATACCGACGGCCGTACATGCCCTACCAACAATTCCAGTCTCAGCCAGGGCAGCGCAAAATGCTGTGGCCCTTTCCGGAGTGAATTTCATAGGCTGAAGCTTACGTAACTCTAAATTCCATAGGCTGAAGCTTACAGCACCCTCAATCCGGTACGCACACCACCTTATAGCCAGACGCATACTGACCACGGCGACGTCCCTTGCAGATGTCGCGCACCGTACTTTTTGGCATGTGCGTCCGCCGCGCGATCTCGCCGTAGCTCATCCCGCCATCACGCAGTTCCAGAGTCCTATCGATCTCCGCGTCCGCGTATCGTGCATTGGGATGATCCTCGCCGATGCGCAGACCAGCCGAATTAACCGCCACGTTTTTCAGCATGCCAGCCCCCCAGGTCGTGGCCTGACCCTCCACAGCGGCGGGCCCCTTTGGCCGGAGGCAGAGTAGCACACATGCCCCGCCGTGGCGCCTAATCAGGCCGCTGTGGCGTTCCCGCGCGTTAGCCATAGGGCAACCCTCACCCGTGCCGGGTAGTGGCACAGTCGGCCTTTGTGGTGCCACGGTGGGCAATCGCCTCCAG